TCTCGTACATCGTGACAATGTCAACAGCGAGATAGTCAAGAATGGTATTCATGTGCGTGTAATGGAGATCATCTATCTGGAGGTGTTGATAGTAGGCGTGATAGAAACAAGAGAGTTCATCCTTGAGCGTCTGGACTTCTTTAGAGGCGGGACGACCACTCAGCGGATCATGGCACAATGTCTTCATCACGGCCACGACAAACTGCCTATTGATGACTGGGAAAGGAAGTTGTCGGTCGTAGCGATCGATGAGGTATAACTTAATGAATTGGAGCGTATGGACGACTATCTTGTGAGCCATAATAACGACATCATTTATCTTGGAGATCACATGTGGATTACGAGCAACTGATTTCAGGGATGTCTTGATGGACTGGTACTCGGGCCTGTCGGGTGGTTTTCGCTCGGGTTTTGATTTTCCGACCGATGCGGACATGTCTTTTTCTTATAGAAATGGATTTCTTTAGATCATTTTGATTTGGGAGAGAAAAAATATTGGGTGGTGCGTATACGTCGACCGTCTGTGAGACGATGCTTGATGTCCTTGCTGGTGATAGAGTAATGGTCTTTCAAGAGATACCTGATGATGCTGAGATAGGGGCGATCGAGTTTATGAGGTTCAGAAATACCAGAGATGGCAGAGGAAGCAAAATAAAGACGGATAGAGGGGACAAGAGACATGACACGAGCGATGAGTTCGTCGTCACGGTCGAGATGATAACGGATGAAAGAAGATGTGTTGTGAAGATCTAAAATCCCAATAAGAGAATGGATAATCTGTTCTTGTTCTTTGGCATAGAGGGATTGCTTGGTGGGCATCTCTTTAGATAAAAAGGGTTCAAATGTTTAGATTATATAGAGCGAATATCATAATATTGAATATATATTATGATAAAGATACGAAAGTATGCTACGTATAAATATGGCATCTTAATATTTCCTTTGTTTCTTTTTTTGTTTCTTATTCATTTGTCTTTGCTTTCGTTCAGGAACATCAAAACTGTCAAGAATTTCACTTCTTGTCAATATATATGTACCCAATATTTCATCCCTAAGGTTTTTCATTTGTGTAGGGACTTCTGACCAATATTGGGATGGATCTTCTAAATATAAGGTGAAATGTTTATTCAGATCGTGCGTGATCTCTTTTCTGTTTCAGTCTCCATATCGATCCTTTCGACATCATTGGGTAATTCCAAAACATTGATTGTTTCAAAAAAATAATCAGGTATATCTTGCCCGTTTTTTCTGAAAACTCTATAATTGATTGTTTCAGCAACATCATATTCTTTACTATTTTCACATTTTACCCAGAAATGTAAATATGCCCACTTTTTCTTCAGGAGGTGCTTATAACCTTTGACGATGGTGCTTTTGATATTATGTTTTAGCAATAATTCATGTAAAATGATTGAACTTAGAAGACAATTTCCAAAGTTGCTAATGCTGACAAATTTTTCGACAACTTGTTCAATTAATCGTTCTTCGTGTGAGGATTGACGATTACTCTGAAAAGAAATCAATTCCTGCATCCTATCACAAATCTGCTTTGTCAGGTGGGGGGTATTTTGTAGCCTTTTCATAAGAATCAAGATATGACTGAGATAAGAAAAAAGCAATCTGACAATCTAAAGTCGACATTTCATCAATCGGTTTTTGATACTCCGTCTTTTTCATCGTCCAAAAAGCCAAATTTTTGGCTTGTCTTTCAATCATTTCTTTTTCAGTAAATGATCAATGTGATTTATCGGACGCATTTACTCCATTATATTGTTCCCATTCCATACGGATTTTGTGTTCAAAATCTTCCATTGTGTATTTTATTCTTCCTTTTTTTTGATTGATATTTGAAATGATTTTTCAATTTTTGAATTTCATTTTTCTTCTTTACTCACTCCTTATAATTCTTGGGTGGTTTTCGATGGGTACTCTTCCACGGCTTTTTCCTCTTTGGATATGTCTCCTTCTGATACCCATACCTGAAATAATTCTCATAATTTTCTTTTGTTATTTTTCCTATCGCCTTCTCACAGTCTTCTTGTAGTTCCTCGAATGTCCTTGTCTTTGATGTCTCCATGTAGAACTTGAACTGTGAGAACCAATTCTCTATTATATTCGTATCTGGATTATACGGGATCGTATAGAGAAAGTGATTATTGGTCTCTGTCATTAATTTTTTTATCTTGTCGCCCTTGTGTGCTCCCGCATTATCGAACAAGAATAAATGGTTCTCCAGATGATGCTCTGTGATAATGGATCGGACAAACTCGACAAATCGATCGGCATTCATCGCACCCTCCTCATAGAGTTTCCAACACATCATTCGTGAAGATGAAATTGCTCCAACAAAGGTGTGTTTCGTGAAGACCTTATTATTATTGGTCGTCTCAATACATTTATCACCCAAAGGACAACGGCTATAAGGACGGAACATGAACGGGGTCAGTGAGGTCTCGTCAATCGAAATAATCTTGTCTATTGGAAATGAACAGACAACAGAATAAAATGCCTTCAGATCGGCTTTTCTATTTGTAGGATTTTTATGTCTCATCTTAGGATAATGCCCGTGCCGTGTGCGTTTGCGGGTGAGGTTGTTATCACGGATGACACGTCGTAGATGATCGTCGGTAATAGAGAAATCATCGAATTTGTTCTTGAGATAAGAATGGAGTTCAGGAATAGAGACGATCTGATGCAAAGAGAGATAGAGGAGGGCTTCGTCGACATGGGCTTGACGGATCTTGTAGGAACACGAAGGTCGATTTTGTCTTTCAAAAGAACCATAGGTAAGAAAATGCTGGACCCAGCGATAGAGAGTCATAAGATGACAATGAAAGATTTTACAGGTTTCACCGAGATGATGAGAAGTCAAAAGATAATGTTGAACGGCAAGAAGTTTCAAATCAGCAGATTTATGGGGCATATTTTAATTTTAGAAATTAAGATCCATTAACATTTTAAATGTAGGACGGTGTAAATCGTGTTCTTCTAGCATTTTTCCAATCATTTCAACAAATTCTTGTAATGAATTAGAAGGTTTATATATTTCTTTTTGTTTTTGGTAAAAAAATCTGTATTTATCCAACATATTATGAATTAATGTTTCAATACACCCAGATGATATTGGAAAAATCTTGATAAAACGGAATTGGGGATAGATAGATTCACAAGATATATGTTTTAATTCTCTTTCATGAATCCGACAATCGCTTGAACCAATTTTTATTAAACCTTGATTACCAATATATGCAATATATAAAACAAATTGATTGCTATAGAATAATGGATTACATTTTTTTTCTAATTCTTCTAAATCAGTACGATTTAAAATAGGTAATAACGGTTTTTCAATTTTTACGAAACCTTTTGTTAATAATTCATCAGTCCATTTCATAATTTGTAAAGCAAATTTTGCATTGAGCCATCTCGCACAATCGATGGCTATTATTCTATGACACCATGTTCCTCGTAATTTTGGATCACCCCCTTGTTTCACTATAATTAAATCCGTTATGCTATTTTGGATATCGTTTTTTAAAGCTTCGATGAAAGCTTGAGTTTGTTCATTTCTTTGATAATGAGCAAATTGTTTTCCTCCAGCTTTACAAAGCATTGTAGCATTCACCATACCATCTTCTCTAATTAAAATTGGATATTTTTCTCCACTTTCATGTATTAATTGAAATTCTTTTGTATCGTATTCAGATACTTTTTCTATATTTTCATGATTCTTTTCTTCTTGTTTTTTTTTCTATTGCTTCATCAAATTCTTTAAATGACATTGCGAAAATATAATAAATCATTTATTTGGAATGACATAATTTTACACATGGTAAAGAAAATATATTATGATCAAAGAATATTTTCCATTAGCCCACCATGACAGTAATTTTTAGCATTTGCATTGTTTAGAAGGATTAATCTGTTTACGACTCTCGTGTTCATCATAAGTTCCATATAGGTTGGAATCCATGGCTTCCGATATAATGGGTGTTTCACATTTTTCCAACCAATTATAAAACGAAGATAGGGAAGAATATTGATGGTTTTCGGAATTAATACCTGTCCGTTCGTTAAATTCTCATCAAACTTTGATATATCTTTATGAGTATAGGTTCCTATTAACCAATCTTGAAATCCCATATGTTTAGATCGATTTATAGTATAATCATTAGAAAAATCTTTGAGAATGTCTGTTGAAAACAACAATACAACTTTATTTTCATCGGGTTCAAATCGTTCTGTAATTACTCCAAATTTTTCAAAATCAAATTTTTTTCCATAAAATCCGGAATAAATATTGGCATAATCGATTTCATTAAATACAGGTGAAAAATAAACAACATTTGGATTTGCTTTTTTATTAATCCATACGCGATTTTTATCCAATTGTTTTGCTGGTTGTAAGTATCCAGTTTTTAATATGGCTTGCAAATTTTTCATATTCGTTGTGTGAGATAAATACATCATTGATGTTTTATCGTAATCCGATCCGTATTTACGTAATTCTTCGCTAGTAATAGAATTAGGAGGGATTGGAATTTCTTCTTCTCTAAAGAGTTTAATGAAAAAATCTAATAAATTATCTCTGTTGCGTCCTTGAATAGAATCAATATATCCAGGCAATAGTTTCGCACATTTTCTAAGTTGTTCGGTCGAAACATTTTTAAAGGAATTTAATTCCATTTTATTTAAAAAGGATTTTATAGAATCACTAAAAAATTTTTTAAATAATAAAATGAATACTATAGACAAAATATTTGAAATATATAACAGTGGATTTAAACCCCCTTTATGGATTAAAAAATTTAATTTAGAACATTGTTACAATGAAACCATCTGTTATTATGATTATGGTAACGATATCACTATTATAAAAGAATTAATGACATTCAGAGAACCCGTCAATATTCAATCCTATAGACCCTATAATTCTGCATTATTAAACCAATATTTTGGTTATAAATTGTCTATTTATAATACAAAATCTCCAAATATCGCGGTGTATTGTTATACTCCGGTCAAGATCCATTCCAAGATTCATAATATACATGTATTAAATGTTATCGGTGTAAATCTTAACAATGTTTTGCAACCAGATTATCAACGGATATTTGAGAATGGTAATAAAGAATATATCCGAATGGTATGTCTTGTATTCAAAAAAATAAAATATTGTTTCATGAAGAAAAAATTCAAGAATCTGGTATTGCATGGTTTTGGATTAGGAGATGATGCTAAATTTGCATCTTCTCTAAATATTGATCCTAAAATAGTATTCAAGGTAGCATTCGAAGAAATATTCAAGGATGTGAATCCGTCATGGGGTAAGAATATTTTTTTTAATAATTTGGATATTCAGGTAAAATATCCTGTTGAACATACTCAATTTTTTTTAAATGATCTGATACTACATTTTATTGATCAATTAGAAGAAACATTATTCATAAATGCATGGAACCCATTCAGTTTTATAGGTAATGGTAATAAAAACGATGATTCTCTGGATGGATATTTTGGAAGAATATCAGCCATGAGCATTCTGGGATGGACAATCACCAATCCGAACATAAGATATGAAACAGTTAATAATGTAAATATATATTATTCAAAGGATTTGGATCATAATCGATTACAATTTATTCAAAACCCGTTCCAACTCATATGGCACCATGATAAATTTATAAAACCCACACAACAATTGATTACTCAGGGTAAAAAACATCATAAATTATTCAAATTAATACAGCAACAAGAAAATGATAAAAATAGTAATGAATACCAAGAATTAAAAGATTTTTTACAAGAACCCTATGATATTTCACATTTAAAAATACCAACAAAATTCGAAAATAAAAGTATTGAATGGTCGACAGAAATGAGGACATTTGATGAAAAATCTTCTCAAGACTATACAAATTATTTCATAATATTACATCCTAACTGGAAAGTTTATCATATGTCATTAAATTTATTTTATAACATGAATAATTATAGTTCTCATGATAAAAAAAAACTTACTCCATATAGGATCGACAATAGGAAACTCCTCTCCATTCCTTTTTTATGGCATCCATTAATCTATACAGATATACAAGGAATAATCTCCAATAAAAAATGGTTTGAAGCACAAATTCATTATTTGAAAAATTTATCGGACGATGATCAAAAATTAATCGCCGAATATTCTATTGACCCTCCAAATATAAATACTAATATGAAAAAAAATCGTCTTGAATATCTGATAGAAAACAGTCCCAAATTATTACACCCAATGATAGTATGGAGAGGTATATACAATAATTATTTTAAAAGTTTCAAGATTTATGATAATGCGAAACTAAATACAAAAGATAATAAATTTATATCAACATCTATCGATCCCAAAATTGCAATCACAAATTTTATGGGAGATCCTTGTTGTTTATGTAAAATTCTTTTATTACCGGGAACACCATGTTTATTTTTAGTGATTACTGCTTATGAAAATGAAAGAGAAATTTTATTATCCAGAAATGTAAAATTTAAAGTCATTGATAACACCATTAAAATAAAAAATCCTATGATAGCAGGTAAAGATGATATGATTCGTATGTATACAATCGTTTAATTTTTTTTACTATCTTGACTCAATTCCTCAAAGCCCTCCTTGAATGAAAAATAATTATTTAAATTATCAGAATCAAGTCGTGGGTAACTTAAGATTAATAAAATGTTCCAATTGCATAAGAACAGGAACTTTATTATCAATCATTTGATCTTGTCCATAAGTTGGCTCCATGAACCTCAATCAAAGCCACGACATTGAATGGACGGATATTAATTCTAGTATTATAATCCTTGACCACTTATTGTCCAGAAAATGTTGAACTCTTAAATCTCTTTAGGATAAATGTTTTGCACATAGTGACATAGAGTAAAAGATTGTCAAAATTCGTGTATGTGATGTGTTGGATTGAAAAAGTTTGCCACTATGACGAAGAATAGGCTATATAAGTGCTCATCTTAATCTTGAGATGAATTACAGTGTTCATCCGTAAATAAAAAATTTTTCGTTGATTATATTTCAATAATTTGAGTATTCTATGCTTCTGCTGCTCCACCTCCTTGTGGTATTGCTTCTGCAACATTTAGTGTCAAGGTTTTACTTAATTTAGTACTTAAACAATTACAAGAACCCTCACTATTACAAAATAGTATGAACTTATCAGTTTGAGTCGAATCAGCATAAGCCCTAAAACTTTTATTAGGAATTGTATTATTAACTATTAGTAAATTTAAATTATCATAAAGAGTTCTATCGGCATCGTCCAATCGAAATATCGGGTTTGGATCATCGTTAATCGTAGTAATCTGTCCGTCATTAAATTGAATATCTACTCTTAAGGGATAACCATCTCTAATTACCCTATATAGTCCGATAGGTAATTTTCCAATAAGTTTATTTACATCATCTCTTAATTCAGAACAAGCCTGGCGCTCATCACTATAAATAGCCTCTAAAATAGGATTTAATGGCGTTTGTGTATTTCCAACCATAATTACTATTCTATAATTTAATCAAGGTTTTTTTTTGTTATTTTACCTTTTAAAATAATTAAATTCCATAATTAGTTATCAAAATATTTATATATTATATATATATAGGATGACAAATTTATATCAAGATTTAAAATTTTTACAACAAGACTTGGACCTAGCAAGATTAGAAATACAAGAATTAAATAAAAGAAAAAAAGACTTAGAAGCACAGCAGAAACAAACCCAAAAAGCTATAGTGGCCAAAAATGTCGATATAACAAATTTAGAAAGGGAGAGACAAGAAAAATCACCCAGATTAGTAAATAAAATATTAGGAGAATTTTTACCTGGAGGAAATTATAATATTAATGCAATCGCAACTTTTGATCCAATACCCGAAAAAAATAATGAATTAAAAATTGAAATTCAACAAAATGAAACCGAACAACAAGGTCCTTGCACATTTACCATAATACCAGATGATATTAATTTTTTATTGACTATCGATCCAACAACCCAACCTGATTGTGAATATTTACAAAGAACCAATCCCGATTTATATAATAATATAACTTTGGCGGATATCTTTTTAATTTAAGACAAAATTTAGAAACAAATCAAATTAAAAAGATTACATTATCCAATATTTCGATTGATCAACCAGATGGTGAAGAAAAAAATATAAAAGGAAACTATGAATCAGAATTTTTTGATGGTAGTTCCATCTCATTAACGAAAACAATCACAGGCAGACAGGTACCATGGGTGATAAATGTATATAAAAGACCAATTACGACAACAATCGTCACAACGCAGGGAGGTGGTGCAATGGGATAAAAAATTTAAAGAAATGATTTCATAATGAAAGAATAATGAATAATAATTTTTACTAAACATAAATGATTTCTATATGTGTTCCAGTATATAATGGAAGTTTATATTTAGAAGAATGTATAAATAGCATACTTCATCAGTCTTTTAAAAATTTTGAATTAATCGTATGTGACGATTGTAGTAGTGATAATAGTTTAGAAATTCTGTATAAATATAATGATGATAGAATAGTTATTTATTCGAATAAAATTAATATTGGTTGGGTCAAAAATTGTAATTTTTTGATTTCAAAAACCAATTATCAATATTTTTGTATTATTCCATGTGATGATTATATTCCATCAAATTATTTAGAAAAATTATATCTAACCATGATAAAAGATGAAAGTATGGTAAATTGCTACCCTCACATTATTAGTTTTGGGAAAAAAAACTATAGGATTCATCAAAAAAGTTTAAATCAAGAATCGACTATTGAACGAGTGATTGATTTTATTATGCATCATTTCAAGGGAGTTTCTTTTAGAGGATTGATCAAAAAGTCAAAAAATATGGACCTCCTTTTTCTCAATATATATTTACAAGATGATAAATTTGCAGATACCTTTCAAATTTTTCAACATGCTATAGAGGGTAAATTAATCGAAGTGGATGTTCCTTATTACAAAAGATACCATGATAATAATACTCATTCCAAATGGAATGATGACGTAATTGATCTTTATTTATCAATCTATATGTTTGCAAAAAATTTTTTTAACGATACTGATTTAAAATTATGTCATGATACAATTTATCAAAAATGTCAAAATACCTCGTTTTTAATTAAAAATTCCTTTGATATAATTGTTATGGGAGGAGGAATTCAAGGGAGTTGTGTTTCCTTGTTTCTTAAAAAATTAGGATATAATGTGTGTATTATTGAAAAAAATAATTCATTAATGAAAGGGGCAAGTGAAAATAATGAAGGAAAAATACATTTAGGATTCGTTTATTCTAATGATAAAACTTTAGATACGGCGAAAAAAATGTTAGTTGATGCGTTACATTTTTCAAACATAATCGAATTTCTTTTAGATGAAAAGATAGATTGGGATGCTATCAAGTCTAAAAAATTTTTATACTTGGTTCCAAAAACTTCTTTAATGAAAGAAAACGAACTCGATGAATATTTTCCAAAAATTCAGAATTTGTATGATGAAATGATTCAGAAAAATTATAAATTAAATTATTTGGGAAAAAGGCCTCCAAAATTGTATGAAAAAATAAAAACGGTTGATTGTATGAATCCAGAATACTTTCAATGTTGTTATGAAACAGAAGAATTTTCCATCAACCAATTTTATCTAAATGAAAAAATAATTCATACTATAAAAAAAAAAGGTATTCCAGTTTTTTTAGAAAATCATATAAAAAATATGAAAATTCATTTAGGATATTATGAAATAATAACTGACAAAGGTTATTATTATTCAAATCGAGTCGTAAATTGTTTGTGGGAAAATAAAACCAAAATCGATAATTGTTTTAATGAAAAAAAAAATTATACAACAAATTTCCGTTATAAATTTGGAATTCTAAGTAAACCTATTATGGATTTACAAAATGAACGATCCATTACATTTGTAAATGGTCCTTTTGGAGATTTCGTTAATTTCCCAGATTACATGTATTTTAGTTGGTATCCTTACAGTATGAAAGGATTTTCTGTTTCTGACAAACCTCCCGATGATTGGAAATTCGAAACTCTCATTGAAAATAAACAAGAATTTATTCAATTACATAAAAATATATTTAATGATATTTTTAAAAGAGAATTTGATTTTATCGATCCCAAGATCATAGGTTCGATTATTGTTGCAAAGGGTGACAAGGATATTGATAATGTCGATAGTGAATTACATAAACGGTGCGAAAAAAGAATAGACTATAAAAAAAATTATTTTTCCATTTCCACAGGAAAATATACATCGGGTCCATATAATTCTTTTTTACTTGCAGAAATTATTGGCAAATGTTTATGATTTTTGTCCTAAAAACAACTATTCCAAATTTTTAAATAATCTTTCAAAACAATTGGTTTTTCGACCTATCAACTGATATAATACTGTCAAACTCCAAGCATTTTTATTTTAGTAAATTTATCGAGCACACTAATATTTTTATTCAAAAATTATTCCCATTAAAAATAGATTCATTATGGATTCCATCCGAGAAAAACTTATGTTTAAAAACAACAATATTGTGGTATTGGAAAATGTGAATGGGATGACGGTAATGTTGGTATATGCGACGAATCCCATCATCGTGAAAGAATACTCCGGGAGTCTTATCGCATAGGAGTATTTTCAATCTGGAAAATTGAGGTTTGGAGCAAATATAAAAGAAACAAATTTAAAATTATCTGGTTTGATCGATCATTGTATATGGCATCACGATGATGTCAAAAACGTTCAATGAGATTATTCAATATCGTGTTGAAAATCATACCATTTATGAAATTGAATTGATCCATACTATTTACAAATTCAATAGTTATTCTAATTATTAGAATCCGGTATATTTTAAATTTTATTGAAAATTAATAAATGAATTCTTGCATTCTGCCATCATTGTACATTAATTCTGAATTATTTCCGACAATTAAGAATACAATGGAATTAAAAAAAAGCATGTGGTATGATTATATTGATCATATTTACGATATAAATACTATTCAAAATAATTATCCTATTGATATTAAAAATTTTTCATTTTTTTATACAAAATATATTCCAAAAGAAGTATTAGAAAACATTAAAGATCAAATAAAAAAAGAACCATGTATTTATGGTGATTTTTATACAAATTTAAATAATATTTTTGAATATTGTGATACCTTTCATGTTTATATGTATCCTTATGTTATACCTTCACTTATTACCAATAAAAATAGACCTAATGATCCACCTTTTTTATTAGATAAAGGAGTTTGTTCACATACTTGGATTGAAGTTATACATTGTTGTTGTGATATTTATCTTAATGGATATTGGTTTTATTTTGCAAAAGGTTCGGGGATTTGGTACAATGTAGGAAATACTATAATTTTTAATGATCATGTCCAGGCATATTGCTACTTTTATAACAAAAATTTTTCTAAATTAACGGAATTAGAATTCAGGGAAATTAATGGAAAAGCTGACAAAGCAAATTTTTTGGCGGGTAGAAGGAATGGATATGATTCTATTCAATATTTATATAGGATTGAATTCAATGGAAAAAATAGTATTTATAAAACGGAAATTCAAGATGTTAGACATCAAACTGATTCTGTGCAAACATTTGATCCTTGTCCAGATAATAAATTAAAAAAATATATAAGAACAGGTTGGTGGAAAAATAAATTAAAAGGAAAACCACCAAAATGTTTAATTTGTAGCAAAGATAATCATTGTTTAAACAGTATAAATAGAAAATTAAAAAATCCCTGTCCTAAAAAATAATAATTTATTCCAATTTTTTAAGATAATCTTTCAAACAGATAGACAATTGGTTTTTCGACGTGTCTACTAAGATATCACCAATTGCCTTATGCACAGAATATATACTAGGTTCTGTTTCAGCAAATGTAATAGATCCAGATGGTTGATCCTCCGAACAGGAGTAGGTAGGAAGTTCGTGACCTCGGATGGAACGCCATTGGTTTGCGCGAAAAGCCTGTGGCGCAATACCCGCTTTGTTCATGGCGAAAAGTGCTTGTTTGAGAAGATCAATATTTTTCTCGCGGGCAGAGTCCAAAAAACGAGTCGGGATAGGGATCATGACGCCTTTTTCAAGTTCGACAATTCTTCCCCCACAATCCAGATAGTCATCAGCACCTCTAATCGCCACTTGAAAAAAAATAATATCTGGATAATCGACTGATAAAAGGGTGTCTGTAACCCTTGTCACGCATTGGTACCCGCTTACCAATCGAGTAGGAGTATGATATGAACCATACCCGCATTCCGAGATTGAGAATATATTTTCGAATGAAAAATGACCAGAATCAGATTGAGAAATAATATCGAGAGTGCTCATAAAGTCTGCACAAAAAAAAAATTTGTAAGAGGTTAGATCGATAATTTTTTAGTCACCAGGCCCAGTCACTTTACACCTAAAATATTTAAATATACATCAATTTTTTATGTATATTTATTCGATATCAATTCATTCTTTTTAAATTTACTTATATATTGTGATAGAATAATACCCATATTTGATTAATATCATAATCCATCGTATTAATGTATTGTTCTGCTGGAACACTATTGGATGGCAAATCAAAAATGAATGGAATATTATTTTCATTTTTATACATGTATGTGAAGTGTCCCATTTTCATAAAAAAACGTTTGGTGGATAAACATACTATACAAAATTCATTTATTTTCAATATTTTTAATAATACATCATAAGGAATTTGTCGGAAAATTACGGAAATACCATTATTTCTAAAAATCTCTGTAAATGAATCAATGGATAATCCAACATTTCTATCATAATTTTTTCTCAATTGTTTAATATCTTGTTTTTCAGTTCCAAAAATACTTTGTACTAAAATTACACCACATTCCATGTCTTTAGCATCCGGAGAAATAGGTTTTATATTATTAACATGTACATAAACAATTCTTTGATCAGACATAATTTATTTTATTAAAAAAAAAAAATTAAAAATAAATGACAGAACGTCAAATTGAATTAATAAACGTTAGACAATTTTTAATTTCCATTCAAAATTTTGAATCCATTCAAGAAAAAACAAGAAATTTATTTAATGAACTCCATTCTCAATGTTTTAAAAATTCACCGGCTTTTTTTGATTCGATTATAAATATGGCACAACAGTATGACACATTTTTATTATTATTTTCTGAAAAAACCGGACCCAGAGTAATTGATTATAAAATAATTTTCATGCTCCAGATCCATTCCAAAAATTTTAATGGTCACAATTTGAATATAATTACAGATGTATGCACCTTAAAATCCGAAAGAAAACAAGGTATAGCCGAACAATGTTTTGGATATTTATTAAATGAAAAAAATTTAGAATTTATAAATATTCCTACTATTTTATGGGTCGATAGACGAACAAAATATTGGCAAAACGCGTTTAAATTATATGAAAAATTAGGATTTAGAAAATTTACAGATGAAGAGAATGAATTTTTTAAAGATTTTGGATTAGATCAACGATACATTACCTATTTAAAATATCAACCTTCAACGACGGTCATTCAACAAATACAACAATCCAAACAAATTACATACTATAAGAAATTATTTATTGATTATGATGTTTTTACAAATCTATTCGTTACAAAATTTAAATATTTTTTAGCACAAATCGAATATGGGGCTTTTTCAGAAAAAGTATATATTACAAAAGATAAAAAACATATATTTGTAAAAAATATTGAAATCGTTAGACAAATTGATGAAAAACCCAAAAATTTGGTGGGTATTTGTTTCGGTTTGAAGGATGAAACGTTGAAAAATTTTTTAACGGTTCTTTTTGCTAATAGAAAAGATTTTACATTGCTCATAATTAATATTCATATAATTGAAATTTATTGGATTAAAACCAAAATTCAGATCGATGTAGATTATATCATACAATCGATTATGGAATTTGGAATCAGTAATGTAAATGAATTAATCCCATTGTATGCACCCAATTCTGAAATTTTTGCTTTATTAAGAGCCAATGAAATCATAATGTTTGATCAAACGAATCAAACCGGTATAACATTTAATAATCTACGACCAGGATTACCATCAGACATAAGAAGAGCCGTTGCATTCGGTCAACCTTTATCATCTACGGACAGAGCATTAGTTCTCATTGATGAATCATTTTCTTTTGAACATAAAATTTCTTCTTTATCTATTAATCCCTATTTAAATTTAATCCCTTCGTCATCATTTTTAAATATCAAAAATACTCCCAAATTATTAAATTCGGAAGTATTTATCGATAAATTTCAAAAATATCAACAAAATTTTCAACAACAACAAAGGCAACAGCAACAACTTGGACAACAACAACGAAAACAGGGGCAACAACAAACAAAACAAGGACAAAGGATGCAACAGGATGGACAACAAAGACAGCAACAAGGACAACAACGACAGAAACAGGGACAACAACAACAAAGACAGCAGCAGGGACAACAACAAGACATGCAACTATAATGTCGTAAAAATAATAGAATCTATTTTTAATTTTTTCACAAAAATTAAAAATTTTTTAATCATATTCAAAGTTGTTGTGAAAATGGATTTATTCATTTGGAATATTGTTTAATTCTTCTAATAAATCTTCGTATTCTAAAATTTTTGCATCATGATTATTTTTTTTCGCTTCGTTTAATAATTTTTTTAATCGTTTAATCTCTTTCGATTTTTCACGTTGTGACCATGTTTTCTTTTTTTGTATTTTTATTTCATTACCAAAAGAGTCAATTATACTTTCCTTTTTATCAATTATATCATTCTGATCCTTACTTTTATCAATCGATTCCCCTTCTTTTCTCAACATACCCCCTTCCATAATCCATTTTTCTTGACATACGGCATTCGCAAATTCGCGATTGTGAGAAATGATAATCACTCCTCCCTTGTAATTTTGAATTGCCACAACTAATGCACCGAGCGAATCACGATCCAAATAATTTGTTGGCTCGTCCAATATGATAATATGTGGATTTTGCCACAGAGCGGCTGCCAAAACTACTTTAATCTTTTGTCCACCTGATAGTGAACCAATCAGTGTATGACTCGCAAATTCGGATTGTATTCCAAATTGCATAAAATGTTTTTCAATCACTTTGCTCGTTAAGGGTTTGTTCATAAATCCTTGAGTAATTGCTTCTTTTTCATCAAACGATTGAACCATTTTTTCAGCCCCCATATCGAAAAGTACATCGCGATCCACCCATGTGGTAACATCCGACGATTTGTTTTTCCATTTCACTTCGTATTCTTTTTTTTTCTCCTTTTTATTCTCATGTTTCGATATGATATATTCAACTTCAAGAGCATTTTTTTCTTCTTCTATTGTTTGACATTCTCTCAAATTATAATGTTTATCGAAACAAAATTTCTTGATTTTTTTTCTGTCGGATGCTAATTTTTGATTATTAATAAATTCTAAACTTTCCTTGTCTTCATTACCAGCAAACCTCCACATTATATATTCGGTAGGAGTTTTATTAAGGTGTTTTTCAAGATGGAAAAAAGCATGCTGAGCGACGTACGCCATTCTTAGATTTGGATGTTTTTGGATCGTTCCGCTAGAAGGTTGTAATTCATTGATTAACAATTTTATTGCGGTCGATTTTCCAGCACCATTTGGGCCAATCACTGCCACCCTCGATATTCTTGAACATTCGAGATTAATATTCATGACGGTCGGTTTGGTTCTTGTCGGATAAGTGAAACATACATTATTCATTTTTAATACAGATTTACTGAGACTTTTAACATTTTCTAATATTCCTGGCTCTGGAAATTCAAATCGAACGATATCATTTTTTAATTCAAAATACCCTTTTTTATCATGATATTTATCTACAAATTCATGCAAACTCCCCTTGAATAAAACGAGCTTCTTTTTATGAAAATCAATGATATGAGTTACCATTTCATTCAAAAATTGTGAATCATGAGAAGTAGTGATAATCGAACCACCTTTATTCATAAATTCCCTTAACCAATTTTTTAACCATTCGATATTGGTTACGTCCAGATGACCCGTTGGTTCATCTAACATTAATATATCTGCATTGATTAATGATGCAGCACATAATTGCATCTTCATTTTCCACCCGCCTGAATAAGAAGTTACTGGCATATCCATGTCGGCAGCCCTTTCATTCCCAAACCCAATATCAGCCATGACTTTCCGAACTTCATCTTTTGATATTTTATTGGATGTATAATCAAGAATCCAATCAATTCCAGATAAATCTGTATTATAAATGGGATAATGGTGTTCATCTTCTCCAATTTCTTTTTCTTGTATCTCATGTTCTACAAAAACGGTCTTTAAAACATCCTTTTTAGGAAATCCTTCTACTTGTTCATTATAAATGGCTCTCATTAATGTCGTTTTTCCACAATTATTAGGTCCTAATAAACCATAAAATCGATTTCTCTTTAAATGTAAAAATGTATTTCTCAATAGAGTGATAGTTCCATAGGCAAGAGACAATTCACCTTTATACAGATCTTCACCTTCATCTTGATCTTCATGATATAAACCAATCGTCGTTGATTTTTTTAAATAATGATAAACTTTTTCCCATATATGAGAATGTTCTAGATACTTATCGTATAAATTTTTCCAGATTTTTTCATTGAATTCTTTACGATTATATAAATTTTTGGTAATCATAAATATGATACTTTCATCTTCGTTTATGGGTATATTTAACTCATCAAATAAGGCACGAATATCAGCAATCGATTTGTAAGGACTTACAGCATTTTTATCATAAATATCTTCAATTGTTTTACATGCATTGTCAGCGATATTTCTAACTTCTGGATGACTTATCTCTTGACTGCATTTTTTTACAAGTGGATAAATTTCAGGAACGAACGAATATATTTCAGAGGGATCATCAACGAGTTTACAAATATTATCTATAATCACACAAGTTTTTCGTTGGATTTCGTATTTTTTATGTTGCAATCCTTTTTTAAGTATAGGAGTCATGAGAGATAACGTTGAGGATTTTACATTCTGAACAAAAACGCAACTCGCGATCGCTTCAATAGCATCTTTGCTTTTAGAAGCATCTTTGAACGATTCTAGCAATAAGGGAATGAATGGTTCTAAATCTTTATTCTCATTAGTACAAACAATTTTTTCAATTAATTTGTTTGCAATGTTTTGAATTTTTTTAGAAGTGTCGAATAAAAGAGATGAAACAGGGGGAACGAGTTTTACGATGTTATGCGAATGTAATGGTATATTATCTAATAAAAATATGTATTCTTTATGAGTCTGTAATTTGTCAATGACAAAGTCAATCAGATCATCAATCAAAAAGGGTTCATCGTTATTGAGAAAAAATGTTGGGATCATTTTATTTTTTTAAATTTTAAAATTTTTATATTTAAATATAGATTTAATTTCTTTATAAAGAAAATACCTATATCAATTGATAATTGCACTTTTTCATCAATAATACAATGATCTCAATCCACAAAAATTGAATGAAAAAATATTTTATAAAAAAAATTATCGGAAGAAACTTTTACATGATCATGAAGATTTTGATCATCACGGTTTTTAAACTTTTCATGGTTGTGCAACAGATGCCAATGGTCGTTTTTTTGCCCACGGAGATTTGGCGTCACATCTTCGAGTATGATTCCACATATCACGACATGTGGATTAACGGCATCGTACCCGCGATCCGTCACACATGGAGGGAATTGCACTTGGATCGTGGTTATACAATCCGTAACTTTTTCGAAGAGGGATGGGCGACCACTCCTCGTTATTATTGTGCCGAAGATCAGCGGTTGTATGGCATCTACATTCGTTTTGAAACGCGCAGTCGTGCGCCATTGTAGTTTAACGGCTTGATAAAGAATTTGTAATGTGAAAAAAGGAAGAAATTAATCATTTTCTCCTTTGTATTTTTTTTTGCAGATTCAGTGAATGGATCTTTATGAAATTTTTGCGAGTATCCCGGGAATTCGGGAAATTATTTTTACTTATTTCGACAAATATGAAGATAATATTTTTATATTCCGTATGCTCTCCAAATCTTTTTGGAGTTTGCATCTTTACGATAAATTTACAGTCGAAAAAATTTATAAAAAGAATGGGTATTGCAATCAATCTATAAATATGATTATTAATTTTCTAAAATATAATAAAGTCCGAACCTTTTATATTAACAGTTATAATAAAAAGATTACTCAGATAGATCCAAAATATTTGACTTGCTTAAAAAAACTTGTAATTGATGACGTTCCTAAAGAAAATCATTTTTACTTTTTGATGCGATACTTTGCTAATTTTCCTATTGAAAATCTAAAATTAAAATATCTCAATATTGTATATTCAGATATTTTATTACAATTCCGAAAACTAAAAACACTCGATATTACAATTACCACAAAAGAAAATGAACAGATCATTTTTGATTTATTGTTGGTGAATAAAGAAACTCTGAATAAACTAAAAATAGGCATTTATACTGGAAAAGGCATAGATGAAAAAAAATTAGTCGAGATCATCGAAAATAATCTCCAACTCGAATATATCGATATCCGTTCCGATTTGACAACACCCAAAATGATCCTTCCCAAGACTCGGATCATCGTTAATAGTTTTGTATATAAAAATGAATTTTTATTGAAATTAAAATATTTGAAAATACTTCGGATCCATTCTTTAAAAAATAATGATCTGAACATCCTATTAGGACAATTAGAATTGATTGAATCGGTTTCATTAAGAGGAGATACGAATAATTATGAAACGTTCAAAGAAGAGGATGAGATAAAATATCCCTTTCTTTTTTCTTCAAGTTTATTTGATCATATCATTCCATATGATGGATCTTCCGCACAAATTAATATAAAATCTCCCTATCTGAATCATATGTATTTATATGGATTTACGATTGATAAATTTCAATTAAAAAATGTAGATAATTTTCAATATTTCTATATCGAGGACGTGTGCTTCAAATGCAACATTTATTTGCCTAAATTAGTTGAATTTACGGTTGAAAATTATATTATGAACCCACATAATTTCGATATAAAATTTTTCAAAATGCCACAGTTAAAAAGTATTAATCTGCATCACGTTATTCTCTCAAAATTTTTTGTATTTCACAAATTGAAATCAATGAATATTCAAAATTCAATTATTGACATTAATTTAAATCTTTTGATATTAAAAAATAAAAATATTAAATATTATCTTCTCTTTCATAATTCATTTGAATGCCTCCAAGATATTGAAAAATTAAAATATTTTAGTGATAAAAATAAGATTCGTTATGATATTAATGATCAATAATATTACACAATTTAAAGAAATAGTAATTTTATTGTAAATAATTTTATCATGAATAAAATCATACAATCGTATATCCTTGGGTGTATTTCATCTCTTTATTTTATACCCGAAATAATATCGTTAACGACATCTATTCATATAATTATTTCCGGTTTACTAATCCAATCTCTTCATGATGCGATTTGTATTTATTTTTTTATATTGTTTATACAATCTTTCCAAAAAGATAAAAAGTATTTATTAGGACTTAATTGTTTGCACGGACTGATAATGATATTATTTTGTTTCTATAAACGATGTATTCTTACCCTTTTATATAATCACATTATGGGAATTGATATGTGCAAACGATACATCCCTATATGGCAACGAATATCAAATATCATTCTGGTTTCCTATGAATCAGAAGATACGTGTTTTATTGAAAATTATAAAAATACCTACCTATGGCTTAATAATCATATACTACAGTCGAGTTTAGTATTATTGTCCAACTTTTATCATTTATTAGTGATTTTCAAAAATACTCCCCAAAATTTTAAACAGACAAAATATTATGTGAACATGAATGGAACAAAATAACGATAAATCTAAAAATGAAAAAATAGGGTTTTTAATATTACATAAAAATCATGATTACAGGGAAAGTATCCATATTAAAACCAAATTATAGTTTGTGTCAAGTCAATGGTATAAATATTGATGGAGATTTACTTGCTCGCCACAAGATTTTTCATGATGATATAATAACAGAATCGAGTCCAAATCAGTATTCAATTTTATCAACGTCCAGGGAAAATTATCTCATCGGAGGAGTACTTAAACTAAAAAATACTTACACTTTTAACAAAGGAGACGTTTTTGAATTTGTTCCGATTAATTGGAGATTTCCAAAGTTTATGGTAAAATCAAATATAAAAAATAACCTCTTGAAGAAAAAACAAAAAGTTACTAATTATTTTGTAGTTATCCGATTTAAAGAATGGGATAATAAAATACCGACGGGTTTTTTAGTACATTCGCTTGGCAGTATTGAACAGCAAAATAATCAATATGAGGTTTTATTTTTTTATTATCCTACAATGCCGATTATACAATGTAAACCATGGAAAGAAATAACTTTTACGATGAAAAATTTATTTCCTGTTGAACAATCATATGAAATTTTTACGATTGATCCCGAAGGATGTCAAGATATGGACGATGCTGTTTCTTTTGATTTTTCAAACAATCGGATTGGGATTCATATTACAGATCTTACAATAATTTCAAATGATTTTATACCCAGTAATTATTCAACGGTTTATGCACCTCATAAGCATATCCATATGTTTCCTGTAGATATATCGACAGATCTTGCTTCATTAAGAGAAAATGAGCAAAGATCGGTGATTACATGCTGGATCGATAAAAATTATAAAAGTTCATTCGAGGCCCATTCAATTATAGTATCACGGAATATAAGTTATACAGAGGCTTATCAAATGATAAAATCTGGACATCCAACTTTATTAAAATTATGGGACGAAAGTAAAATACTCGGACAAAAATTTGATATCAATGTCCAGAACGCGAATGATATGATTAAAGTTTTTATGATTTATTATAATGCCGAGATTGCTAAATTTATAAAATCAGACAAGATGATATTTAGGAGTCATAACATCAATGAATCCGCTTTCTATACACTACAACCACAAAAACATGATGATTTAAATGTAGAATATTACACTCACGCGACGAGTCCCATTCGCAGGTTCGTTGATGTATTAATCCAAAAATTATTTAAAAATCTATTGATCCAAAACAACATGATCAATGAATCGTTGATAAATTGTATTAATGAGTATGAACAAAAATTAAAAAAAATTTATAGGATGTGGGATTATGTAAAGGCATCTACTCTTATCAAAAATGGAAATTCCTATGATCTTTTATTTACAGGTGTTGAGACAGATCGTCTCACTTTTTATTGTAAAGAAATGAATATTTACATTTCAGTCAAGATTCCATTTGTCATGGAGGTTTCAAAAGTACATATATATGATAAACCCTATCAAGTGAAAGAGGAATACAAACTTCCTCTTTATATCGTTGAAGATAAAAAAAATACATTATTTTTCAAGATTTTTATAGAATTTCCTAAATAGTTTGTTGGAATTAAAAATTATTTTATTTATTTAAATTAATATGATGAATAAAAATTGTAACAACATAAATTGTGAATTTTATAATCCTTTACTTGAAAGAATAAATAATTTATCTGATGAAATTAATAGGCTCAAAAATCAAATGGGTATAACATGTTGTGCTGGTGCTACAGGTCCAATAGGTCCTGATGGTCCTGTCGGCCCTATCGGTCCTGAAGGTCCTGTAGGTCCCGTTGGTGCCACTGGACTTTCCGGAATCGACGGTGCTCCATCGCTACGGTATACTTTAAATTCAGTCACGGGTGAAAATCCAACCACTACTTCTTTTAGTTCTTGTTGTAATATTAATCTTCAATATACAAATCAATTTATATTTTCTTATAATTCATTAAACGATATTAATGCAGAAGGATTTATGGATACTATGAATGCCGCAATCAATAATGGTCAAATTGCATATTTTCAAATAACTCAGGTAAATGACTCGTATAATGCGGCACTTTATTCTATAACAACACCTATTATATTTTCCGATCCAGGGAATGGTGGTCAATATACTATGACTGTAAATTCAACTATTTATGGGAATGGGACATGGAATACGAATGAAACATATACGATATCATTTAATTTAATGGGGCCCAGAGGTGTCACTGGATCTACGGGTCCTCCGGCTGTTTATACAAATGCTCAGAGCATAAATGGAGTACCGATGGGAAATCTAGTCGGAACAACTATTCAAAATGGTCCTGGATATTTTTATAATATTTTATTACAAAATAATATTACTATTTATTCATCTGATAGTTTTGCTAATGGTATCGATATTTTATCTGCAAATGCGATGTGGATACCGGATAATTTACGAGTTGGATTTACTGGAGCTACAGGTGGAATTTTTTATCCAGTTAGTTGATCTGCGCGGAATCGCAAAAAATTTAAAAATTGCTCGAAATCAAAAAATGTATTTAAATTATTACAATGATTGATTGCATTAAAAAACCATTTGAAGGTGATATAGAACACCCCTTTTCTTTTGAACTCGATGATTTTCAGAAACATGCGATTCATATTTTAAATCAAGAAACAATTTGTAATATTCTTGTGACTGCCCAAACAGGATCGGGAAAGTCGTTGGTTGCAGAATATGCGATTATTAGATCCCAAACATTACATAAAAAAATTATTTATTGCAGTCCTATCAAAACTCTATCCAATCAAAAATATTATGAATTTTCAAAAAAATATCCATCCGTCGGTATCATTACGGGAGATAATAAACATAATCCAATGGCAGATTGTTTGATCATGACTACTGAAATATTATTATTGATGCTCCAAAAGGTTAAAATAAGTTCGATCGATTATCATATCAATATACAAGATGAAGTATATGCCATAATTTTTGATGAAGTTCATTATATCAACGACCATGAACGCGGTCATGTATGGGAAAAATGTATCATTATGATTCCAAATCATATATCAATTATTATGTTGTCAGCGACGATTAGTAATCCTGTTGAATTTTTAGAATGGGTTCATTCATGTAATGAAAATAAAAGTTATTTACTGAGTAATGAAAAAAGGATCGTCCCATTAAAATTTAATTATACGGTGCATTTACAAAAAATCCCGAAACAAATCCAAAAAATGGAAGATAAACTATTTGAATTAAATCCTATTATGGAAACAAATCAAAAAAAAATAGATCAGGATGCGATTCATGAATTTTTATTTTTTAACAAGTTTTCGAGGTCAACCAGTTATGGTACAAATACAAAATGGTTAATCCAGAATATTTGTAAAAAATTATTTGAAAATGAAATGTGTCCAGCACTTTTTTTCGTTTTTTCCAAAAAATCATGTGATTATTTTGCAAATTCAATGACAATTCGATTCAACACAGAAGAAGAAGGACGACAAATAGAGAAAGATATCATATATTATCTTTCTAAATTTGAAAATAATCAAGAATATAAAAAAACGTTACAATATTATCAAATACTCGATCTTGCAAAAAAAGGAATTGCAATTCATCATTCAGGTTTAATACCTGTTTTTAAAGAAATTATTGAATTATTATTTTCAAAAAATTATATAAAAATATTATTCGCGACAGAAACATTTTCGGTGGGACTTAATATGCCTACTAAAACAGTTGTTTTTACAGATATTTTTAAATTCGATCATAACGGTAAAAGGATTTTACATGCTCATGAATTTATCCAGATGTGTGGAAGGGCTGGAAGAAGGGGTTTGGATACTATAGGATATGTCATTTTATTACCTCAATTGATTAGTGAAATTATTGAAAGACATCACATAATGACGCTTTTGCAAGGAAAACCTCAAACAATAAGTTCAAAATTACGCATCGATGAAAAAATGATACTCGATTCTGCTTTTTATGAAAAAAATGAATTTTTTCAAAAAACAATGTTTCATAAGGAAATTGAAGAAGAAAAAAATCAGATTCAGAAGAATCTTGATACTCTTCCTAGATTTGATATTAAAAATTTTGAATTATTAGATGAATATGAACGTATCCATTCTAGACTTAATGATATTATCCAATCCTCTAAATCTATGAAAAAAGAGTTGATGAAACGTAAAGTTGAAATCGAAAAATTACCTGAATTTGACTATATCAGGTCGTACAGAAATTATTATAAAACAATTAAAGATTGTTTGAGAGATAAAGAATATATGGATCATTATGTTGATTTCGAGATGGATAAAAAATTCACATTTTTAAAGAATGAATCTTATATCGATGAAAATAATAATCTTACAGAAAAAGGAAAAGTCAGTTTATTTTTTAAAGAATTGAATCCTTTGATTGGTTCTGAAATTGTATTTAAAAATGATTTGGATCTTGATGAAAAAGAATATCTCACACTTTTAATCATTATTACCCCTTGTGGGGGGAGTCAAAATGTCGATGATTTTTTTGAAATTCCTTATGAAAATGTGATCAAATTTATTCGATTTTTAGAATCCAAGGTTGAATTTATAATAAATCGTAGAGATATCTATCCTATATTAGATTGGTATGATCATAAACATATCACTGATATAGTAAAAGAATATAAAATATTTGAAGGAGATTTGATCAAAACGATTCATCGATTAATAAATATTTTAGATGAATTAAAAGAGGCTTATTTGTATAGGAATAATTTGAGTATCATTAATCAATTAGAAACGATCAAAAATGCATTACAAAGAGATATCGTAACTACTGATTCATTATATCTGCATCTTTAGTATTTGGTGTAAATTCATTTATTTATAAATGAATTTACGGGGTAAAAAAATTAATCAATAACATCGAGTGTCGCTTGAATAGGACAAAATTTATAAGGATAGTTTAATTCACGGATATTTGGTTTTTGAGATAAATCTGCTATTATTTTATGCACCAGAACCGTAAATATTTCAGGGGGGCATGGAGCGCTTTGAGATTTAATCATAAACGTTTCAACATTGGGTAAAATTTCCCCCTTTTTAACGACAAAATGAACTTCCATTTTATATAGAATTCATTCTTTTTAAATTAATTTTTCAATCCTTCTCATCAAGTAAGAGCATAGGATCCTCTAATTTTTTTCCAGGTGCAACAAAGGGTAAACAAATATCAGGAACAACTTTAAATTCACAAAGTAAAGGACCTTTAGAGTTCAAAATTTTATGGATGGTTTCTTTCAAATCTGTTTTAGATGAACAATATAATGTCTGTATACGAAATGATTTTCCTAATTTTACAAAATCAGGATTCATTAATTTTGTACCAATTATATTTTTATCATAAAATAATTCCTGCCATGTATGTACCATCTGTAGTCTATTATCATTCATGATTAATATTTTTATATCAAGGTTATTTTCAAAAATGGTGGCTAATTCTTGCAATGACATCATAAAACTACCATCCCCATCGATACAAAAAATCATTGAATCGGGATTTGCTAATTTTGTACCGATTGCAAATGGAAGTCCAGTGCCCATTGTACCTAATGAACCACTCGTGATTAATCTATTCGGTCTGTTCCAATGGATAAATTGTGCCGTCATCATCTGGTGATTCCCAACACCCGTCGTGATGTAATAATCTAAATTTTTGATATGATGATTTAATTCCATAAGAACTTCTTGAGTTTTCAAATGGTATTGATCTTTTGTAAAAGATAATGGATATTTTTGTTTCAGTTCTTTGATATCATTCATCCATTCATCCCTCTCAGTGATAATTAAATTATTTTTAATACGATTACAAAATTCTAGTGTGTCCATATTTATCGAAATATTTGGTTGAATCACATTATTTGCGACATCAATATCTTGATTATCTATATTAACATGGATGATCCCAT